CGTATCTGCCCGTCGATGGCGTCGTGGTTCGGCCTGGGGTGCAGCTTGCCGCTCCTGCGCCACTGCTTCTTCAGACCAGGCAGGCGCTCCCTGGCCTGCTCGAGGCGCTGCTGCGCCGCGGCCGAGAACGCGCGCCCGAGCTCCGTTCTGGTGATCGTGATCGCCCGCGCGCGCCCCCCCTTGCCGAGGATCCGCGCGATCGCGCCAACTGCCTCCGAGGGAGACTGCGCACCGATGATCACCAGGCCCAGCTCACCGTTGATGCGGGTGACCGCCTGCATGCCCACGTCGCGGATCCGGTCGGTCATGAAGACCTGCATCGCCATGAGCTGGCGGGTGTCGAGCGCGCCGAGCGCGGCAGCGACCCGAACACCCCCGGCCTCGAGCGGCTGGTCCACCAGGTCGACGCCCGCCTGCCACGCCTCGCCGGCACCCGTCGAGAGCCGGGCGCTGGCTCGCTCCCCGAACTCGGCGAGCGCGGCGGCCACCTCGCGCTGCAGCTGGGGCAGACGGAAAGCCTCGAACTCGCTGGGCGTGCCCGCCAGCACCGCGCGGATGCGTCGCTCGGCCTCGCGGAGCAGCCGCAGGACCTCGTCGCGCGTCTCGCGCTGGATTCGCGTCCGGGCCCGAGCCGCCTCCCGGCGCGCCGCGCGAAAGCGACGGGTACGCTCCGCGTCGTTCATCCGCCGCTACGCTGCCGCGTCCCGCTCCCCAGCCGGTAGCTCCTCGATGACGTCGGCGGCAGCCCGCGCGGCCGCCTCGTCGCGGGCATCGGCGAGCTCGCGCTCCGCGTCGCACTCCACGCCAAGGCGACCGGCCACCGAGTGGATGATCCGCACCGCGAGCAGCTCGGTCATCATGCCCCGGTCGACCGCCATGCCGACGGCGACCACGACCTGCTGCAGCGCGGCGGCGTACTGGGTCGTGTCGCGCGCGGTCATCTCCGGCCACTCCGCCCTGGGCGTGAGCTGCGGGTCCGGATCGGGGAAGTAGGGGCTCGAGCGCCCGCTGGGGTCGAGACGCCGGCTCAGCACGAACCGGCCCATCTCCTCGAGGATGTGGCCGATGAAGCGCTGGCGCATCGAGAACACCTTGAACGTCGGCTCGCCCATGCTCTCTCCGGTCGAGCGGTTGACGTCGCCGCCTCCGCCATACCAGTGCTCCGGGATGGTGCCGCCGCCCAGCATGTGGTTGCGGAACAGCCGCGCGTGCTCGGAGGTCTGGTATGCCTTCAGATCCGGTGACTCGGCCCGCCACTCCTCCGAGTCGTTGTGCACGCGCACGGCCCCGGGGCTCGGCGGGGTGATGGTGCGCGCCCGCTCCTTGACCTCGTCGCCCGTCGCGCCCTTGAGGGTCACGTCCCACATGAACGCTCGCATGAAGCTCGCCCGGTCGATCTCCCCGAACAGGAACTGCTCGTAGGCATCCGCCCAGTCGGCCTGCGCGAGCAGATCGGAGCGCCCCCGGCGCCCGTTCGAGAGGTCGTTGATCTTGAAGTAGAAGCACTCGCCGGTATCGAAGGTGCGGCGGATCGCGCGCGTGCGATCACTGAACACCTCCTCCGGACCGTTGACGATCACGCGGTAGCGCCGCGAGACGCCCTTGCGGTCCTTGCAGGTCACGATCCCGATCGGCTGCTCGGCGTTGTCGGGGTCGGTGACCACCGTCTCGATGAGCTCCGGGTCCAGATAGCCCAGGCGCACGTGCCCACTGGCGGGGTGAACGAACGCGGGCCAGCACTGCTCACCGAACAGCGCCAGCTCGCGCACCTTCTTGGCCAGCTTGATGTCGAGGGCGTTGATCGGGTCGTTCCAGAACGCATCGAGCCAGCCCTGCGCGTCGTCATCCGGCACCGTGAGGCGCACGCCCTCGCCGAGGATGTAGGCGAGCGGCAGCTCCACCATGCGGTTGGCCAGCAGGTTCGACTCCCACAGGTACAGCGCCAGCTCGCGCATCCGCGACTGCGTGAGCGGCGTGAGGTCCCGGCTGGTCGCCCCGGTGAGCCGGCGCCACTGGTCCTCGTCCTCGTCGATGGTCACGCCGGCGGCCTCGCGCAGCGCGACGACCCCCGCGCCCTGCGGGGGCCGCCAGATCGCCCAGGTCTCACGCAGCCGATCGAGGAAGCCCATCGTTGCCCACCTGCTCTGCCGTGAACTGGTACACCCTGTCGATCTCGAAGCGCTCGGCCTCGCGCCGCGAGACCACCGGGCAGAACTCCCCGAAGCGGTTGAGCCGTGCTACCAGATCCTCGCCGGTCGGCTCGAAGTGCAGCTGCACCGGAGCGTGCATGTCATCGAGATCTGGGCCCAGGGGCCGCTTGGCCACGCATCGGTACCGAAAGCTCATCTCAGCTCCGCCCAACAACCCCTTTATAAAGCCTTTATAAAGCCCGTCACCGGCCAAACGCGTGCCCGGCCGTACCAACGCACCACCCGGGGACTCCGCGCGCCTCACGCGGCCACACGGCCGCGCCCGAAGATCGCGGCGCGCCGGCGCGCCCGCCACCCATCGGGGGCGTAGGTATCGGGGGAAGCATCCACCGTGGCCCCGGCCGACGGCTGCGTGAAGGTGGCCGCCGCGTACTGGCCCAGGAAGCACGCCCAGGTGCGGTCCGCGTGGCCCGCCTCGTCGCTCTCGGCGTCGAAGCGCACGTTGCCGGCAGGGGTGACCACCTTGCGCAGCTTGTGCAGGTCCGCGCGCAGCTCCACGTCGCCCATCGGGATGCGCACCTTGCGGTCCTCGAACCCCTGCTTGCCGATGGTCGCGAGCAGGTGCTTGTTCGCGGCCGTGAACTGCACTCCCTCGACGCGGTACTCCCCGTAGCGGCGCTTCGCGTCCTCGACCGGCTTCTCGCCGATGCCGGTCTGATCCATCGCGATGCGCACCGGGTTGTAGCGCTCGAAGAGCTCGTCGAGCACGCCGTCCTGCTCGGCGAAGCTCGCGCGGCGCAGGGTGCGGATCTCGCGGGTCCACAGCACATCGCCCACACGCTCCCAGACCCAGGCGACCCAGAGGTCGCGCCTGGCCGCGATATCGTTGCCGATGTAGGTCGGCCCACCCCCGTAGCATGACGGATCCCCGGCCTCCGGATGCTCGACGGCGTTGATGAGGTCGTAGGCGAGCCACGCGCTGGCCTCGTCGAGCCACTGCAGCTCGTACTCCTGGGCCCAGAGATCGGCGTCGTTGAGGCCCGCGCGCAGCGCCTCGATGTCCCGGTCGAGCCCATCGCTCACCGCCTGATAGATGTCCACGACATGGCGTGACCACACTCCGTCTCCGGAGGTCATGATCTCGTAGAACTTGTTCCCCCGGCCCTTGGGCGTCGAGGTCACCCGCAGCTTCAGGGCTCCTTTCGAGATCACCGGGAACAGCGCCCCCCAGATCGAGCGCGAGTCCTTGTGGATCGCGAACTCGTCGAGAAAGACGTTGGCCGAGAAGCCCCTCGCCGTGTCGGGGTTCGCCGGCAGCGCGGTGATCCGGGTGCCATGCGGCAGCTCGACCTCGAGGGCGCTGTGCTTGCCCTCGTCGCCCTGCCACTCGTAGGCGAGCTCGCGGATCCCCAGATCGTAGGCCTTGCAGTGGGGCTTGACCCCCTCGTCCATCGCCTCCTTCGCCTGGCGCTCGCCGCGCGAGAGGATGATCCAGCGCGTGCGCTGGCCGCGCAGCGCGTGCTGGAAGCAGTCATCGACGATCTCCAGGGTCGTGGTGAACGTCTTGCCCGTCTGGCGGGCGAACATGCCGGCCTTGAAGCGCGCCTGGTCCAGAAACCAGCGCCGCTGGTAGGCGTGCAGGGGAACCGCGACCCGCGTGCTCATGCGACGTCCTGCTCGTAGATGCCGTAGAGCTCGCGCATGCGCTGGATGATCTCGTCGGGGTCGAGCGCACGCCGACGGCCCTCGGCCTCGAGGTCGTCGAGCTGCTCCCTTGCCTCGGCTGCAAGCTGCTTGCGGATCTCGGCCTCGCGGCGCACGCCCTCGGAGGCGGCGCGCTCGAGGCGCTCGACCGCAATCGACAGCTCCTTGAGCAGCTTCGGCTCCACCGGCTCGTCGCCCTCCGACAGGCTCATCGCGGTGTCGAAGGCGAGCCCGCGCACGAACTCGTTGAGCAGGTGGCCCACCTGGCCGGCGGGCTGAGCGCCGAGCTTTCCGATCCACATCTCGGCGATCTCGCGCTGCTGGCGCAGCTTCGCGCCGAGCGACTCCATGCGCATGGCGTAGCGGTTCACCGCGCTCTTCGAGACCCGGGTCTCGGCACCCCGTTCGGCGAGCAGGGCGTTCAGGTGCTCGGTGATCTGGCGTTGCGTGAGCCGCCCGTCGCGCAGCAGCTCGTCGAGCGTGCGCTTGAGCTCCGGGTCGAGCCGCGTAATGGAGGAGCGCCGCCCCATGTCAGCCCCCGGGGCTGGGGCGCTTGACGCCCGGCACGCGCGTGCGCCCCACCGCAACGTCGGCGCCGCGCAGCGTCAGGCGCGCGACCTTCACCCCCACGTACTCCTCCAGCTCGACGAGCCCCTGCTCGGCGAGCCACGCGAGCTCCGTGCGCAGCCGATCACGGCTCACCTGGTGCCCGAGCCGGCCCAGCAGGTCGGAGAGGATGGACTCGTTCAGATCGTAGCCGTCGGCCTCGGCGA